ACTCAACAAATTCTCACGAGAATCATTCTCGTGAGAATTTGTTGAGTAGTTTCTGAGATTTTGGATTTTTTCAGATTCTCGAATCAATAGAATCTAGAATCCTCAAAAAGATATGTTTGTCTTTTTATTCTAGTGTCATGGAATTTTATAACTGATAAATAAAATAAGGTGCATCAGGTCAATTTTTATATTCTAAGGTTTCAAGGTTTTGTACTGTTTAGCCAATTTTGAAATAGCGATTTAAAATTCATTTATGACTGATAGTACCTTAATTCAATATAAACGCCTGTATGAAATATGGTCATTTTCTGTACTGTTTAAAAACGTGTTAATCCTTATGGCTACAAGGTCAGAACAGGAACGCAAGCTATTTAATATATTTTGCTGTTTAATTTTTTATTCTGTGTGTCTCTACGTCCATATTTTCAAATAGCCATTTTTCTATTTATAGAACATATAAGCTATTCTAAAAAAAAACAGTGTAGAAATAATCAATATTGGTAGCTATTTCTATTGATATTAGTGTTGATATAAATTACAATATACCTATACAGAAACACTAAACACGAGGAATTAATCAAATGGCTATCAAATTAGACAAGTTTCAGAGGCAAGACAAAAAAAATCTTGAACTCGAAACGGGTCACAAATGGACTGCTCGTGATTACCTTATTAATAATGGTAAGTTAAAAAATGCGACTGATAAGGACGGATGGGAATATTCCAGAGACACTGGAAGTGTTCTCACGAATCGTACATATCAGAAATATGACGCATTTTCTGTAGGTTCGACAGTATTAGCGGAAATGACAAACAGAGCTAAACAAGGTGTTCAAAACAGACGCCGACAAAATGCGAGAATTAACAATAACAAAAATAGAAAAGTAATAATAAGGAAATGCTTATAGAAAAATAACGTTCAATTGAATATTAGGTTCTCAATTTTGGGTCAACCGTTCACCATTAAAGGATTAAGAACACGCCTTTAATTGGTGATTATTTTAAGTGTTCAAAAATCATAAAGGATAAATACAATGAAAATCTCAGAAATTTTAGAACAAGCAGATACAAAAGAATTTAATGAAAGTACAGAAGCAGAATATGTAGCAATTACAGAATTCTTAAAAGGAAATAATTAATATGACTAAATCTAAGGAAGAATTAAAAATAGAATCAAAAATAAAATCATTAGAACATATGATTAAAGTACGAGATAAAAGGATTGAAGATGACACAGAATCCTTTAATAGTTTGAGCTCTATGTTTGATGAAGTTTATAAAGAAACCACAGAATTAAAAATAATTATTAAATATTTAGAACAAAAAATACAAAAGGAAAATAATTAATATGAATGAAGACCATAACCAAAAACAGTATGAAGCATATATGAATCAGGATATTGACAGGAAACCATTATTAAAAAATTGTGATTGTTATATGTGTCAGGAAGAAACAAGGGTTTTAATAGGTGATTACCTGAAGTACGACATGGGAATGAGTAACTCAGAAATTCAAACCGAAATGATAAAAATGAAGCTCATTTTTAATATATAAATTAATTAATTAATCCTGAACAAGATTCAAAACTGTTCAAAGGATAAAAACATGGAGAACACAAACACCATACAAAACGAGAAGCCAATTGTATTGACTACAACAAACGGTCATAGGATGTTTTACAAAGGCGAAGAGATGACAACATCAGAAATTATCAAACACTTTTTAGAAGTAACAGAAAAGAAAAATAGCAATATTAAATATCTTTTAGATTGTGGTAAACATGAAATACCTAAATTTTGGATAGATATGTTAATAGAAACACTAGACAAATAAATAAATAATCCTGAGCAAGATTTCAAAAGGCTCAAAGGATAAAAACATGGAAAGGATAACAAAAAAACAAGTAGACTCTAAAGTTGAATTTTTAAATGAAGAATATGATTTGAATTGGGATATTGAAAGAAACGCCTACGGTACAAAAATTGTATCTAATAATGGTAGTCATAAGATTTCATGCAATGGAACAGATAGGGAAATATATTACCAATTACGAGCAGTTGAAGAAGTATTATATATTAAAAAAATAAAAAAGGAGAATAATTAATATGTGTAAAGAATGTGGAATAGAATATAGTTTTGTCTTTGGAATTCAATTCCATAAAGCTGACTGTTCACAAGATACACCATGTCCACTTTTAGCTATATGGAGATACGGTAATTGGGGTTGTGCATACATAAAAGAAGGCTTTTAAGCTATGAGCGTTACAGCTAGACACTTAATATCTAGCTGTAGGTAAGCACAATTAGACTGTTGTCATAGCAACAGACAAAAAAAAGGAGCTGTACATGAGTACAAAAACAAAATATAAGAAAGTATTTAAAGAGCCTAAAAAGTATGATGAAAGGTTAGGAGAGGATTTGTTACCATTACTTGAATACGCATTAGAACAACATAAATTATATGGAACACCACTTCCCAAATGGTTTAAAGGTTGGGAAGGTAATCATTTAATACCACAAAGTATACAAGGTATATTAGAAAATGGAACAGTCAATACTAATGACTATAGAGGTATTAATGTAACAATGTTGGGATTATTAGCAAGTTTAAGAGGACATACTTCACCACGATTTGCAACTTGGAAAATGGTAACAAATCATTTAAATGGTAAAGTTCGCAAAGGTGCAAAATCATACCCAGTATTTTTCTATAAATTTATCCATAAGCACGTAGAAACTGGTGAAAAATTAACAGATAAAGAAGCTGAAAAATTACCTAAAGAATTAGTAAAGACTACATCCTTTATAAAATATCATTCAGTATTTAATGAAGCTGATATTGAAGGTGTAGATTTATCAGAATTAAAAACGATAGCTATTAAAAATCCTGAAGTAAAACCTAATGAAAAAGCACAAGCCATATTTGACAATATGCCTAACAGACCAACTGTTAATATGTCTGAAGGTGATAGAAATTTTTACTCACCCTCTGAAGATACTGTAGTACTGGTAAAGCCTGAATATTACAAAAGTAATAATGAATACTGGAGTACAGTATTCCATGAGTTGGGACATTCAACAGCCCATGCAACTAGGCTTAACTTACCTGAAAAAACTGGTCACCAATTTGGAAATGCAAAGTACGCATTTGAGGAGTTAAGAGCCGAATTCACAGCAACCATGTTATGTAATCGTATAGGCATTGAAGATACTCAAGAAAATTCGGTAGCTTATTTATTAGGATGGATACAATCATTAAAGAATGACCCTAAAATGTTCTATAAAGCATTTAAGAAAGCGACAGAAGCAGTTGAGTACATTGACCCTAGTTAACTATATACGTGGCTCTATCGACCTGATAGAGCCACCACAAAAGAAATTAAACATACAAGGAGATAGTATGATAAAAACTATCACAAATAAAAAATCAGGAATTACTTATTATCCTATTTTTGAAGAATCAGAAAGCATGGGAAGAACATTTTTCTTAGATGAAAATTTTAAATTAATTTCTGCCGTTTCATTAACAGATTTTACAGATGGCTTTTCATATGACGCAGACAATTTAGATTATGTTGAAGACTGGGAATGTTTAAATGAACTTGAACCCTACCAACAATCTTGGCTACTGTATTACATCAAAATACTTACAGAAAAGATAGTCAATAAGGTTACAGAAACTAGTTGGACTGGAAATAGAATTTTATCCAATAAATTAACAAATAAGTTTTTACAGGAGTAATATAATATAGTAGTTGCAGAATTAAACAATGTATGCTATAATGTGTACACAAATAAGCGATAGGAGAAACTTATGAGTAGAAGAAAAACGTTAGGAGATGACCATTTCAAAACAGTATTTAATATTTCTGTTGAAGATTTAGGTGGCAATAGTAGGGCTGATGATGGAAGACCAGTCAATGATATGTTTGATGATTCCAGTATGTATGATTACACCACATACAATGGAGTCATGGAAAGGATAGATGGAAAGTACAAACTACACATGGCATGGGTTGACCGAAACAATGAAGGTCACAGAATTGTACTACCTGACCAAGTTGTACGAGCAATAACCAGATGTTCTGAAACCATAATAAAACAATCTAAAAGTGTAGGTGCAAAGAGAGCCTATCAAACTAGAAAAGAACAAGGTAATGAACCCCCATCTATTCAAGACACAATAAAGAACAAAGGAGAATAGTTTGGATTTAGATGTAGTTCAAAAGTTGATGGCTCGTAATTCAGAAATCAAAAAAGAATACGACCATCAACTGCAAAAGAAACAAAAACAAATAGATTACTATGAGTCATTACCAATTATAAAGATATATAAATTTATCAAAAGAATCATAAGGAGATAGCATGAGTAAAATTGAAGTAGGTAGTAAAGTAATTACAAAATTAACATCTTGCAAAGTATGCAACGTTACTTTGTTACTTGAATGTTTTACAGATGAACACACAATACTAAAAATGCTAGAAGTAGGTATGAAATGTAGTGAATGTGAAAGGAGATAGCATGAGCCATTCAGTAAATGACGAAGCATATGAAGATATTTATGAATACTTGTATGAGCAGTTTAAGAGAGAACCAACACTAAAAGAAATTCGAGAAGAATTTGAAAGGAGAGCAGAATAATATGACAACATCAAAAGATACCCAAGAAATGTTAGCAGAACATGGAGCAATGAAATTAGCAGATGATGTACATTTAACCCATTACATAGATGATACTACTGACAGACTAAAACTTTATAAGCATCTTTTAACCTTAATAAATAATAAAGGTTTGGAATTAGCGTTAAAAAGTGACATGAAAGACTCATGTGTTTGGGTTATAAAAAAATACTTAGAAAATGGCAACGTACCAGTAACAGACAAAACTATGGTAGCTTTTCTAAACGCTTATATAGAACGTGCTAGTGAAGGTGTAGAAGAAGCAAAAAAAGAAAGGAGATAACGTGGCAGATAACTTTAATCAATGGGACAGGCTAAGTGAGTCTGAGTTACTGCCTGATTACTACCCTTGTGTAGAGTGTGGAGAGGCACGAGACGTTAATAATGTATTCGTAGATACAGATAGAAAAGTTAGATGTCCGACTCATATGTTAGCTAATATAAATACAATATTATTCACAGGATAGGAGAATTAAATGAGTGATGGAGATAGAGATTATTGGAAAGGTGTAGATTTAGGAGATGAATTTGACCAATGTAAAGAAGAAATAAATGAAGCTATCGTATCTTTTCAACAAGGTGTTACAGATTATTTTAAAGGAGATAAAAGATTAGAGTACTCTGAAGAACGTTGTACAGTTGATGAGCATTACGAAGGTGGTGTAAATTTTGCAGATTTTTTGTACTGTACTCAAAGTGACATGCGTATAGATGGGATTGATAATTAAACCATGGATAATATAGGAGAACTAAATGAATAAAGAATATATAGAACATGAAAAAGCATTTCATAAAAATCTTCAAGATTTTAAACAAGGTGTTATAGATTACTTTTTAGAAAGCCCCTCTAGTGAATCAGATAATTATTATTACAATCTAGGTAAAGAGTTTGGAGACTATTTGTACTGTAGCCAAGAGGACATGATTATAGATGGGAAACACAAGAGTTTACATGGTGAATAAATGGGACTTAAAGATAATACAACTGTTGTAGCCGTACCAAGAGAGTCTGTAATTCCTTGGTTATTAAATAAACATTACGCAAAAAGAGTTCCACAAATTACTCACAGCTTTGGATGTTTTGTAGATGGAGTAATGCAAGGAGTTATTACCTATGGTATACCACCAAGCCCAAGCCTTTGTATGGGAGTGTGTGGAGAACAATGGAAAGATAATGTTTATGAGTTAAATAGATTAGCTATGCTAGATGAACATGACAAAGACTTAGGAAGTCATTTTATTGCTGAGACTTTTAAGTTTATGCCTAAGCCAAGCATTATAGTTAGTTACGCAGATACTAGCATGGGTCATTATGGAATCATATACCAAGCTACTAACTTTATATACACAGGTCTATCGGCACAACGTAATGAATGGAGAGAGATAGGAAAGAACACACATAGTAAATCTGTTGTAGAGATGTATAACCTAGAAGAAAGACAATCAAACCCTGATAGGTTTGAACACGTGGAAAGACCACAGAAACACAGGTATATATATTTCTTAGGCAGTAAGAAAGAAGTGAAACAATTAAATAAGGATTTGAATTATGAGGTACAACCATACCCAAAAGGAGAAAGTAAAAAATATAAAAACGATAAGGAAGTAGCACAACAAATGACATTCATAGTAGCCGAGGAATGATTTGACGTGACTTGATGTGTAGCCGAGAGCTGAGGTGGCGTGAGATGTTTTGAATTGTGATGTAGCCGAGACATGGGATGGGATGTACTGTAGTCGAGGTGTGACATGGATTGTAATGGAATGAAGTGTAGCCGAGGGTTGGGCTGGGTTGGGCTGTTATGAAGTGTAGCCGAGAGATGAGGTGGTGTGACTTGTGGTGTAGTCGAGAGGTGGAGTGATTTGTGGTGGATTGAAATGTAGCCGAGGATTGGATTGCATTGTGGTGTAGCCGAGGCGTGGGCTGTTATGAAGTGTAGCCGAGAGATGGTTTGACGTGAAATGAAGTGTAGCCGAGGTTTGTGGTGGTGTGACCTGTGGTGTAGTCGAGGAGTGCCGTGAGTTGTCGTGTAGTCGAGGTATGTGGTGGTCTGACTTGTGGTGTAGCCGAGAATTGTGGTGCTGTGTCTTGTGCTGTAGTCGAGGAATGGTGTGAGTTGTCGTGTAGTCGAGTAAAGGAGTGCTAATGAAAGAATAATTTGAGGGAATTAATTAATTTAGATAGGAGAAATTTATGTCTAAAACAAAAGAAGCTGTACAGATATGGAATAGGTATCAAATAACTTTACAAATGGAAGGAGAGTTTGGTGCTAGTATTCCAAAGACAGAAAAAGAAATCAAAGGTATGCTAGAAAATAGGATGCCCAAGAATAAACCTGATGGTGGTCAACCTATAGAAGATTTGATTGAGGAAGTGTCCTCACAGGTCGATACAGAAGAGGAAACTGAATTTGGGTGGCTTACCTTTAAGCGTGATGATGAAGGGCTTTTATACGAAGGTCGTTGTATCAGAGGTCACTTAAAAGATTGTGCATTAGCAGTCAAAGATTTCTTTCCAGATATCAAAGTGTTCAGGTCTAAAGTTGTCAATAGAATGTATATCGAAGAATCTATGATTCCAGTATACAAAGATGACGTTAGAGTTACCGAGCCTGATGAAGCTCAACAAAGATTCATACAGGTTATGACCAGACAAGGACCACGTTCTACTATTAAATATGTAGACTACGTTAACTCACCTACAATAACCTTTCACATCAGACTTTTAAATGATGGATTGATTGACATAGACCACATTAAAACCATGTTTGAATATGGAGCGACACATGGTATGGGTGCAGAAAGGTCACAAGGTTGGGGTAGATATTCAGTCGTTGACATCAAACAAATATAACAGTATAATAGTTACTAGAAACAATAACTATACTAATCTTTATATAATTATATATAGAATAGGATAGTAACTAGTTTCTAGTAACTTAGTATAGGAGAATCAAAATGGAACAATCATACACTTGTGATAAGTGTGACTCAGGATTATTTACTTTAGTTGACGTTGCTAATTACGTGAAGTTACACCCTGAATCTTTAAGGAGAAAGGTAAGGGATAAACAGATTGAAGGCACTCAATTAACAGGTATTTATTTTACAAAAGAACAAGTAATAAACATATTAAAGGAGAAAAAATAATGCAAGAAGAATTTCCAAATATAGAAACAGTACCAGTTAGAATACTTAGCGTCTTATCAGTAGATAGGTATGGTAAGCCTTTAAAAGATAAAAATAATGGTGAGGAACAAAGGTCTGTTGCTTATGTATTTGAATGGGAAGAACAGTGGTTAGGTAGACATGGGACAACTAAATATTTTTTGTTAGACCAGATACCAAGCGATTTACAAGGGGGGCAAACTAGGTATTGCAAAATAATAAGGCAAAGTATTAGAACTAAACCACCAGTTAAACCTGAAGACCCTTACCCAAGAGATGGTAGCCGAAAAGAGCATTGGGATTATTCGATTGCTGAATGGGATGTGGATAGAGAGCCACAACCAGTAGCACAGCAACCAGTAGCACAGCAACCAGTAGCACAGCAACCAGTATCAACTCAGTACAAGTCAAAGGAAGATGTGGAACATGATAAGCAGATAAAAATCATGAGACAGACAGCACTTAAATGTGCTTCTACTATTGTTCAGCCTTACGTTAATACCAGAGAAACAAAGAATATAGTAGATGATATCTATGACTTAACTGTTATGGCTATGGAAACTGCTGACTTGTTATTTGACTATATTGTTACAGGAGAAACCCCTAAGAGTAAGGTACAGAAACAAGCAGAAGAACAACCACAAGTAATAGATGAGGAGTGGAACTAATGGCAACAACATTAGAAGAACGTATAAAAATATTAGAAAGAAAAGTTGCATCTCAGGATGCTTTAATAAACAAATTGTATACACTAGATATAATTCAAAACTACACTAAGTATAGGAGTACTAAATGAAACTCAGAACAAGTGGTGGTGTTGTTGTCGCTGACCTAGTTGGTACAACAGTAATTAAAAGAGTAAAAGAAGAAAAACATATTTTAAGAAAACCACTTTCATGGGCGTTTGATAAAAAAATAATAGATGAAGCCTATGCTAATGGTGCTACAGATATACGAATAGAAGCTACTGATACTGACAAGGTATACAAAACTACTATTAAAAACTTTATGGATAATTCATTTAATGTTAACAGAGGATTTGGTAAACAGGTAGCGTTATTACTTAAGCATTGGACAACAGGAAATCCCAAAGAGAAACAGATGTCTCTCTTTGGAGTACAGGAGATAGGATGAACATTAAAGAATCATATATGACTTTAAAAGAAGTTAGTGATATGTTGAAGGTGTCTACTCAAACTGCTAGAATGTACGTTAAACACAAAGCTATGCCCTACCATAGAATCGGTGGCAAAGGTGACTTTAGATTTTTACAGTCTGAAGTTAATGAATGGTTTAAAGAACAGTAATACTATCAGGGTGAAACCACTCGTGTATTTAAAGGTGCACGTATTGTGGTTGGTTTTATATTTGTTCCAACCACACTCCTTTTATGTACCCAGTAGTCTCATGAACTTTAGTGGTTGACGTTCCAGTGAGTATAGTATGGAAGCATTGTCCTGAGTAAGACTATAAACTGCTCACAATTATTCAATAGGAGATAACAATGACAACACGACCCAGAGAAGATATCGTACAAGATTTATTAGAAAAACAAACTGAACTTTACTTACGTATTAAAAATACAATAGAAAAATGTTCATGCACAGTTGATTGTGATTACCATTCAGTTGCCATAATTGGGGAAAAGCTGTCAAAAATTTTACTTAAAGAGTTAGAGGCTACCTTTCTTAAACAACAAGAAGCAAAGCTATATCTTACTGACGTAAATTTATTGATGAATGGTATTGAAAAATTTGCACAACATAAAGTAGAAGAAAAAATATATAAAGCAGACGTGCAACCACGCAAGTCTAAAGGATGGAATATAGAGTAATGGATAAAGTAGATACACAAATGGTAGGCTCAGTAGTTACAGCATGGTATCCAGCAAAGGCACATGAAGATGATAACTATCAAGTAAAAATTGAAGCCAGTGGTATTACAGATAGAAACGCAAACTTTAAAACTGAGTTAGAAATTGAAGTTAGAGTCCCTTCAGCAAAGGATGGAGAGTACAGGTGGGTGAGAGTAGTACGTAGTGGACAAAACTTATTAGCTTCAACACTATTAAGTACGTTTAGAAAACACATGGAAGAAAGAACTGAGATATACGGAGTGGAGTTTTATTGGGGAGCTATACTTGAATCATGTGCTGATGGAATTATCAGAGCATATAGAGAAGGTGAGCCCGCAATTACAGTAGGAGAATTAACTGAGTTTGTACCAAGAGATTACGCAATTAAACCTTTGTTGTTTAGAGGTGTACCTAATTTAATATGGGCTCAAGGTGGTTCAGGTAAGAGTTGGTTTGGGTTGTTGTTCTGTGTACTTGTTGATAAAGGTATGAGTGCACATGGTATTAAAGCTAAGCAAGGCAGAGCATTATACTTAGACTGGGAAGAAGAACCAGACTTATTTAAACAAAGAGTTAAAGCATTACATAAAGGTTTAGGAATTAATCCAAATGAACATTCAGGTATTGTATATAAGAAGATGAGTGGTTCATTGGCAGGTAACATTGAGAATATAGCTAAGATTGTACAAAGAGATAATATTAGTTTCTTGGTTGTGGATAGTGTTAATGCTTCATTGTCAGGTTCTCAGAATGATGATGAAACTATTAGAGAATACTTTAATTCTTTAACTGGTTTAGGAATTACCACACTATCTATTGACCACGCTAACAAGTCAGGGGAGACTACAGGTAAGTGGCAACTGGGTGGTTCAGCTAGTAAGAAACAACGTGCCAGACAAGTGTTTGAATTACGCAGACGTAGAGAACCTGGTGTTAATAGTTTAGATATTGTTTGGTATCACGAGAAAGGGAATGACTCAAGATTAGGTAATCCTAAAGCATGGAAAATTAGTTTTCACAATACTGATTATTACAACCAACAAGATGACGAGAATCAAACTTTATTAGATATGGTTACCTTTGAGTCTATAGATATAGGTGACCCTGACAATCCTAACTTTCAAAGTTTAAGTACTCAGGAAATGGTTTATCAATTAGTTTTTAAGAAAGGTAGTATGAGTTCTGAGGCTATAGCTGTGGAGATAGGAACAATTAAGGATGAAACCTTTGATGTTAGTTTTATTCAGAAGATAGCTAAAGACTCATCACGATTAACATTAACTGTTGATGGTATTATTAAATTACAAGGGAGTGAAGAAATAGAATGGAATCATCTGTAATAAAAATATTAGAAGAAGCCAGAGAAGATGGTGTATTATTTAATCTTGTTAAAAAACAAGACGAAGATATTTATGATTTAAATGTCAAAGTCACACGTTCCAGTTCCAAAGAAACATGGTTAGCTATTTTAAAAGAACATAAAGAGGAAATAATAAAAATTATTAACAATGAAAAGATAAATCATGAACGCATAGAAAAAACTAAATCTAGGTTACGCAAAGGTCATACCTATTTTATGGGTGTTGATGATAAGATATTTAAGATAGCTGATAAAGATGAACTATCTTCTTTAGAAGAAAGAATGTTAAAGCATCTTGATACATGGATAGAAATAGAGGCAGAAGAATTACGAGCACTATATGAATACGAAGGTTGCATATACAATGACGGCAAATGCCCACCTATGGGCAGAGTACCTGTAAGGTGTACATATTGTTATGAGAATAGTGTTGCCGAATCTACCACCTAAAGAAGCTAACCCTAATAGTAACTCACATTTCTACACACGTTCTCGTGTACGTAGAGAGCAACATGAACAAATGATTGGGTATGTATTGGAACAAGGAAGACCTGATAAGCCTTTTGAAAAAGCACACATTACAATTACGTGGCGTGCTAAAGATAAAAGAAAGAGAGATATAGACAACTTACTATCTGCTATGAAAGGTAGTATTGATGGTCTTGTAGAGGCAGATGTATTAGTAGATGACTCAGCTAAACACTTGTCCTACACTTTGTTCTATGAGTGGGGAGATAACGTTACAGAGAATGAAACTATTCTTGAAATAAAAGAATTACTCTGACTCAAGTACCTTCATCCCTAAAGCTATTATCCCACCTGTACAACCAGTGGCTATCTCATTCATGCCATAATAAAGTCCAACTCCACTAAGCAAACCAAGAACTATAATAGCTAAAAAGATTTGGGGTCTAACTTTTCCCATCATGTTAACTCCTGTATTATTACGTATCCATCTTTAGTCCAACGATACCATTGTCCATCTTCTTGTTTAGTCCATTCACCATACTCATCTTTACTGCCACCAAAGTATGGTCTAGCATGACCTTCTGAAACTAACATATCGTTTAAAGATACGTCAGAACCAAAAGGATAAAGAGAACCCAGTATTCTACCGAACTTTCCTTTGCCTTCTTTAGACGTTCGGAGTATTAGATTCCCTTTATGTTGTGTACATAGTTCTTTAAGTCTAGCTTTAGATGCTAACCCTAGTTTCTTTTCTACCTTGTTACGAGTTCGAGACTCTGGGGTATCAATAGCCATAAGCCTAACCCTATCACGATACTCAATTGAAAAACCCAAATCCAAAACAACATCACACGTGTCGCCATCCACCACTCTTGTAACTTTACACTTATATTCATACATAGACTTACCTTATAAAGACTGGCTCTTCAACGACAGAGTCAAGTACTGAGTTTACTTTGACACTACTGTTAATTATTAGGTCTGCGGAATTAATATCTCCATCATCACCAATCCTGACATTCTCTAAAGTTAGTGTTCCTATTTCAAAGTAGTCAGCATTAAATGCTCCAGTCCAAGCTCGTACACCATCAAGTATTAATTTATCAATAATGACATCTGCACCTGTTGTAGTTTGTATTAATAGAATACGGTCAACGACCATGTCCTTAGCTTCGTAACTTGTAGCTCCACGACCACTTCCAATAACCACGTCATTAGTTGTGCTACTCATGGTAGGCGAGAACGTATGCCCAGCTACGACTACTGATGAGGTGGCGTTAATCTTATATATGTTACCGTTAGCCCAATCCATTGTTGGGAACTCAGAGTTACGGATAATTAATTCGTCTATTGTTATTACATCTGTAGTGCTAGTTCCAGAGAGTTGGAAAGCATCTGTCAGTCCAGCTTTACCCAATGAGATGTTTTCAAATTTAACAACATCCATTCTTATCCCTGCAGGCATATTAATCTGAAGCGTCTGACTTCTATCTGCAGGAAACTCTGAGTCAACTATTCTATTACCTACATGATTAGGAGCAGTGTATGATGCACCTGTTTGTGGGAAAGTTATCTGCTGTTCGCCTGTAGATATTAATAAAAACATTGATGATACAAACCCTAGAGCCACTACAGACAGTGAGCCTAGTATTAACTTACCACCACCTAAATGTACTCCACCAGGTAAAGGGAGACGAAAGTTCCAGAACTTAGGAAGCTTCATCTTTATCTTAGGAGTATTGAATTTTCTATCCTTCATTTTATTCCTCCTTATTTTTCTTCTTCGATTCGTCACCCATCAACCCAACTATAACACCAGCCGCAGCTGTGACTGGGTTTGCAAAGATAGCAAACGCCACTAGAATAATATCTAAATGTGGTGCAATTTCTGCAGGTTTACTAGTAGTCTTCCAGACTATAAGTACACCCAGTGTAACAAACGCAAGAAAGAGCGGTCCTACTAAAACTATAGTTAAAAATTGTGAACCAGTCAAAGTTGTCTTAGTAGATGCACGTAATTCTACTATCTCTGCTTTAGCTTCAAGTAGTTGTTGCTCTAAAGACTTTTCTTTGTTTACCATTTGTCCCACAACCTAAGTGTTAAGTAACCACTAACAACTAATGACGTACCACCGATAACCAAACCAAGTAGCCCAATTCTTTTTGCCTTACTCATTGCCTTGTTTAACTCCTTGATAATTG